CTGCAAGTCATCAATCTGGTATTACCTTTGATTCTACAAATGGTAAGTTTACTATCTCAAGAGACGGTGACTATTTGCTCATGCTATCTGCTCGCCCAGACGCAGGAACTGGTGACACCCCCGGTTATTTAGCATTGAGTTTGCTGAAGAATGCAGCTACAATCCAAACTGTAGATAACTATTTCTCCCTTTCAAACGATCCCGTAGAGAGAACGTCTTTATTCCTTGTTCCGTCGGCTTCATCTGGTGACACCTTCTCTTTTAGTACTGTTGCAAATGGTGATGTAACACAAGGCATTAAAGATGGAACAGCAGTTCTTGTTCTTGAGATGTTTGAGACGGATACTATCCCTCCGCTTATAGCAGAAGGCGTAGCAGACCCATCATCAATAAATTCTTCATTCATTGTGACGCTCTATAATTCAGGATCATTAAATGCTCAATACGAGAGAGAAATAGAACAAGTACCATTCTCACTCGGGATTAGAGGGCCACTTTCCTTAAGAGGTAGAACTTCTTCTAGCGTGGTAGTGCCTAAAAAATAATTTCACTGTTGACAGAGTATATTAGATAGATTAAAATGGGTGCAAATTGCGCCCTTAGCTCAGCTGGACAGAGCAACGGACTTCTAATCCGTAGGTCAAAGGTTCGAATCCTTTAGGGCGTGCCACCTAAAAAGACTTTTGCAAAAAAGTTAACTATATATTTCGTAGAGGAAAATATGAAAAAGCACATTGTCGTTTCTGGAGGGTTTGACCCAATACATAAAGGTCACGTCCGGATGATCTTAGACTCAGCAGAATTAGGTAACGTAGTTGTTATTGCTAATAGCGATGATTGGCTTGAGAGAAAGAAAGGGTACAAATTCATGTCTTGGGAAGAGCGCGCAGAAATAATAAGCGCCATCCGAGGTGTTGTAGATGTCGTAAGAGTAGACGACAGTGATAATAGTGTTTGCGAAGCAATTAAACGCTTGCACTCTGAGGGCAGATGTGATACATTTGCTAATGGTGGAGATCGGACAAATGTGAATACTCCTGAGATGCAGTTATGTGATGAACTTGGTATTGAGCTTATCTGGGGCGTAGGTGGTGGCAAAATCCAGAGTAGCTCTACCTTGGTAGATAATGCAAGTTATGAATCAGGAAAGTTTGAAAATTTCATAAATGAACAAGTGTCCATTTCGGATTGATCCCCCCAACCCGCAGGGAGGCACGGGGTAGCGAAAAGACCCAAAGTAGCTAATAGGTGCCTCAAACTTTTATACAAGAAATAAAAAATACTATTTACTAATATGGAGGAATATTAGTATGAAAAAAGAATTCACGTTCTTGTTTTTGGTTTCTTGTGGATCACTTGGTGGATATGCAAATATAAAGCCTGCTTTAGAAAATACTGAAATCCCTATTGAAGAAGAGGTGACTGATTCTGTAAAGGTTCTCGATTCTGATGACTTCTGGGACACTAGCGTAAAAACATATCCCGATACTGGTGATACTGGCGTATTTTTTAAGCCCTATCAAGATACAGCATTTAAGCCTTATCGAGATACATTTTAAAAGGAGTAGATTGTGGAAGGTGTACTACAAGGCTAAACAATTAGCCATAAACAATGGAAGAACATTCCATTTAGCAGCCGTCTTAATAAGAGACGGCAGAGTAGTTAAAATTGGTGAAAACACTGATAAAACTCACCCAAGATTTAAAAGATTTTATAAAGACGGAGGCTGGGCTGCGAATATGCACGCCGAGATGAATGTTTTAAGATTCGCAAAGCCCGGTGATGTTGTAGAGGTTATGAGGTTCTCAAAGTGTTCGCATCAACTAACAATGGCAAAACCATGTCCAATTTGTATGATGCATATGAAAGAAGTTGGGATATCTGAAGTGAGATACACAAATTGGGAAGGCAAGTGGGAAACAATAAAATTGTAGTCATTTAATGTTGCACTAGGTTAGCTTTCTTTTGGCCAGAACTATTTACAAGTGAGTTCTAGAAGAACTCCAAGGAAAAAGCATGGCAAAGAAAACGTATGTTTTAGACACTAGTGTATGTCTAACTGACTCAGATTGTATATTTAATTTTGGAAATAATGATATAATTCTACCACTCAAGGTATTGGAAGAGATTGATAAGCATAAAAAGAGACAGGATAGTGTTGGCACAAATGCTAGAAATATAATCAGATCTTTAGATAATCTACGATCTAAAAAGAATCTAAAGCTAGGTGTCAGACTAGGGAGAGGCAAAGGAATTCTAAAGGTTGTTGATCACGCACCTGAAAAAATGTCATCTCACCTTAATCCAGAAGTTCCAGATAATTTAATTATTAGTACTGCTTTGGCGGAAATGGATTTAAATCCTAGAAGAAAGGTAGTATTAGTGAGTCGTGATATTAATATGCGAGTTATATGTGATTCTTTAGGGATCATGGCAGAGGACTATAACGAAGCAAAAATTATTAAATGTCAGACTGATTTGTATTCTGGATTCTCTAGTGTTTTAGTGGACGATCAATTTATAGATCAATTCTATGATGGTGAATTGCTTAATTTAGAAAATGACGAAGGTCTGCATATAAATGAATATGTAATGCTTGTTTCTAGCTCAAATGAAAAAAAGAGCGCACTTGCAAGATATATGGGTCCTAGCAGACCGCTTCGTAAAGTACTCGAAACAAAGTCAGGAATATGGGGGGTCAAGCCCAGAAATAAAGAGCAGGCTTTTTGTTTCGATTTGTTGTTAGACGATGATGTTTCAGTTGTATCACTAGTAGGAAAAGCTGGCTCAGGTAAGACACTTTGTGCCGTGGCAGCTGGTCTTATGCAAGTATTGGAAGGGGTAAAAGGTGAACCTCGCTATAAAAAATTAGTTGTGTCAAGACCTGTAATGCCTATGGGCAAAGATATTGGTTTCTTACCGGGCACCATGCAAGAAAAGATGGCACCATGGCTTGCTCCAATTCAAGACAATTTAAAATTCTTGATGGGTGATCAAGCAACTCTTGAACTTTACATGGGCAAAGGCGTAATTGAAATGGAAGCTTTGACATACATACGTGGTCGCTCTATTTCAAATGCTTTCATCATTATTGATGAAGCGCAGAACCTTAGTGCTCATGAGATAAAAACAATTTTAACGAGAGTTGGTGAAGACACTAAAATTGTACTTACAGGCGATATTGAACAGATTGATAATGTTTATATTGATGAAACTTCTAATGGTCTTGTACACGCTGTTGAGAAATTTAAGGATTACGACATCTCTGGACACGTTACCCTTCTCAAAGGCGAAAGATCTAAGGTTGCATCTATTGCTGCAAATGTACTTTAATACTTGACAATACAGTAAAGTGTGATAATTATAACAATACGAGGTTAACATGGAAAACGAAGCTTATAATCAAGTTCTCAATAAAGAAAGTCCACTAAAAGAGTGGATAGTGAATTATGTTGGCGAAACAGAAAAGCCAGAGAATGATGAAGTTACAGTTGAAATGGTAGTTCAAACAATGGTCAGAGAATTCCCAGAGATTGTTTTAGCTTTGGCAGAGGAAAATTTCATTAGAGGGTATGAACAAGCATTCACGGATATGAGTGCAGTCACAGAAGATATGATTCAGAAGCAAAAAGAGATTGCAAATGAAGAATAAAATTGTCAATTATATTATTGAATCAAATAAGAGATCGGCTCAGAATCGAAAAGAATATTCGTTTGATAATGGGTATGTTTTCATTAAAGACGAACTACCAGAAGATATTGATGTTCAATATATAATTGATACTGTTCAAGAGCTAGTTCCGTTCCACTTGAGAACTGGTGTAGAAACAATAATGGTTGGAAATTTTGAAGAGCTGGAAGAAAGAGAGTTGGACGCTTTCTACAAAGACGGAGCTGTGTATTTAACAAACGACCAGAACAATAACGAAGATATGATAGATGATATTGTACATGAAATGGCTCACGCGCTAGAAGAGGAGCGTGGATACGAAATATATGTGGACGATGATGATATCGAGAGAGAGTTTAGAGAAAAGAGAAAAGTTCTAGAATCATTACTGAATAGGGCTGGCTTTGATACGGAAGAACACGATTTTGATGATATTGAATTTAATCAAGAGTTTGATGAGTATTTGCTGAATACTATAGGATACGAGACGTTAGAGTTAATAGTTGTTGGTCTGTTTCCTGATGCTTATTCACCTACTTCTATTAGAGAGTATTTTGCTACTGGTTTTGATAAGTATTTCTTGGGCGATAGAGACTACTTAAAGAAAGTAAGTCCTGCACTTTATCGCAAAATCAAGGAGCTAGTAGAAGATGATAGTTGATATTGAACACAAAGAAAATAATGAAAGTCAGATTGAAGTAACATTTAAGGCACGCCCGCTAAAAGAAGGTTCGTTTAAATGGTCTAAGGGGAAAGTTACAGAACTCTTGACAAACTCAGGTATAAAAGTGGGCGCTTTGATCTCTGGTCAGGAAGTTAGCAATAAGCCGAGTTACCCCCAGAGCTATAAATTTGTTTATGAAAAGCCTGCACCAAAAAAAGTTTCTAAAAAAGTGGAAAAGGCAGTTGACACCGTTGAAAAGCCGGTTAGAATAAGAAAGTCAAGGACAAAAAAGGTTGTTGACTCTGGAGAATAGTTGTCGTCTCACATTTCTTTTTCTGAACTAAAAGATTGGAAATTTTGTTCTCATTATCATAAACTCACAAGAGTAGACGGTCTTTCCGGCTTCACTGGAAATGAGTTTACTGCGTTTGGTACTGCTCTTCACTCAGTGTGTGAAAGAGAAATGCTTAATGAAACATTCGATGCAGGTAGCTATTTTCTGGAAGAGTTTGAAAAGAACATAAGCGAATTAGATTCTGATACTGATAAAGAGCTTGTCGAACAAATGCGTTCGCAGGCTTTTTCTATTTTGCCTCACATTACAAAATCTGTAGAAGATAAATTTGAAGATTACGAGGTTGTATCAACTGAGGAAAGGTTGATGATTCCTATTGAAGGTCAAGAAGACTTCAAATTTAAAGGATTTATCGATCTTGTGCTAAAGACACCAGATGGCAAATATCACATAATTGACTGGAAAACTTGTTCATGGGGATGGGACGCAAGAAAGCGTAGTGACCCTATGGTTACATACCAGCTTGTTTTGTACAAAAAGTTTTTTGCTATGAAGCATGGTATTGATATCGACAACATTGAAACTCATTTTGCATTGCTCAAAAGAACTGCAAAACAAGATAATGTTGAGTTTGTATCTATTACAAGCGGTGAGAAAAGGGTGACCAATGCTATGCAGCTTCTAAATATGGCCATTTCAAACATCAAGAGAAAGAAGATAATCAAAAATAAAATGTCCTGTAAGAATTGTGTTTTTTATAAAACTGAACATTGTCAATGAGGTTTAAATGACTGAAAAGAAAAAGATTTTTATGATTGCTGACCACCCGATGGCACCATCTGGAGTTGGTACACAGACAAAGTATATTGCAGAAGCACTTCTCGCCACCGGAAGATATAAGGTGGTTAATCTTGGTGGCGCGATAAAGCATCACGATTATACACCACAGAAGGTAGAAGGTTTTGATGGTGATTGGGTTGTTCATCCAGTGGACGGATACGGAAACCCACAGATTATTAGATCTGCTCTAGCGGTTGAGAAGCCAGATATTGTTTGGTTTATGACAGATCCAAGATTTTATGGTTGGCTGTGGGATATTGAAAATGAGATCCGCGCAAATGTGCCTATGGTTTATTACCATGTGTGGGACAACTTCCCAGCTCCAATGTTTAATAAGCCATTTTACATCTCAACGGATGTTATTGCTTCCATCTCCAAGGTAACAAGAGACGTTGTTAATGAGGTAGCACCGGAAGTGGAAAATGTTTACCTACCTCATGCAGTAGATTCAGACATCTTCAGAAAGATTGACGAAGAAGATATTAAGAACTTTGCTGTAGAGAGCTTTCCAGAGCATTATAATGAAGATAGAGTAATCTTCTTCTGGAACAATAGGAATGCAAGGCGCAAGCAGAGTGGTTCTGTTCTGTGGTGGTTTAATGAGTGGGCAGAAAAGATCGGACCAGAGAAGGTTCAATTGATTATGCATACTGAGCCAAAAGACCCCAATGGCCAAGACTTGGAAGCTATTGTAAGACAGCTTAATGCAGATGACGGAAGAATTATTCTTTCAACCCAGAAGGTTCCTCCCGAGGTTCTCTCTATGTTGTATAACCTTGCCGATTGTACAATTAATATTGCAGATGCAGAGGGCTTTGGACTTGCAACTCTAGAGTCACTTTCTTGTGAAACGCCGATTATTGTTAATATGACCGGTGGCTTACAGGAGCAAGTAACTGATGGAGAGGAGTGGTTTGGTATTGGCATTGAGCCTGCTTCAAAGGCTGTAATCGGCTCACAGCAAGTCCCTTATATTTATGAGGATCGCGTATCAAAGGAAGATTTTCACGCTTCCCTAGACAGTATGTACGCCCTCTCAAGAGAGGAAAGAAAAGAGCTTGGGCAAAAGGGTAGACAGCACGTTCTCAAGAACTATAATTTTGAAAAATTTAGAAACGACTGGGTACAGTTAATTGACAAGGTTGTGGAAGAAAGAGGATCTTGGGAAGATAGAAAGAATTATGATCGATGGACTTTCAAGGAGGTAGCATGAGAAAGAAAATTATTGTTCGGGGACCAGTCCTCACACAGTCTGGCTATGGTGAGCAATCACGCTTTGCAGTTCGTGCGCTCCGTGCTCATGAAGATCAGTTCGATATCTATATTGTTCCAACAACATGGGGCCAAACCGGCTGGATCAATTCTGATACAGAAGAAAAGCGTTGGTTAGATTTTATTATCCAGAAAACAAATGTTGCAATTCAGAATAAAGTTCCATTTGACGTTTCCTTACAGATTACTATACCAAATGAGTGGGAAAAGTTAGCACCTATTAATGTCGGATTTACAGCAGGCATTGAGAGTGATAAGATTGATCCTGTCTGGATCGAAAAAGCTAAATTGATGGATAGAATTATTGTTGTATCAAACCATGCTAAGCATGGATTTGACAACACAATTTGGCACGGTAGCGACAATCAAGGACGACAAGTTTCTCTAAAGAATGAAGTTCCTGTTGATGTGGTAAACTACGCGCTTCGTAAATCAAAGCCACACAAGCTTAATCTAGACTTGGCTACAAACTTCAATTTCTTGGCTGTGGCCCAATGGGGACCAAGAAAGAATATGATTAACACTGTGAAATGGTTTGTTGAAGAGTGTTATGATAAGGAAGTTGGTCTTATTCTTAAGACTAGTGCGAGGAAGAACAATCAGGCAGATAAAGCTGATGTAGAGTCTAAAATTTCTAAGCTCCTCTCAGAATATGAAGATAGAAAGTGTAAGGTATACCTCCTACATGGCGACTTGACAGATGAAGAGCTTGCAGGACTATATACGCATTCAAAAGTTAAGGCAATCGTTTCTCTAACACACGGGGAAGGGTTTGGGCTCCCACTTTTTGAGGCTGCCTGTCAGGGGCTCCCAGTTATTGCTCCGGATTGGTCTGGGCAGTGTGATTTCCTTTACGCTCATGACAAGCAGACAAAGAAAATGAAAGCAATGTTCTCAAAAGTTGACTACACTATTGCTCCAATTCAAGATTTTGCAAAATGGGAAGGAGTTCTACACCCACAATCAAACTGGTGTTATCCCGAAGCTGCAAGTTACAAAAAGCAACTACGTGAAATGATCAAAGATCATAAGTCAAAGAAGAAGACCGCAATCAAGCTCCAGAAGTATTTGATCAAAGAGTTTGCCGATGAAATTCAGTATGAAAAGTTCGCTAACTCTGTTAATGAAGCATTTGGATCATCTGAAAGTAGCACTGTAAGAGTGTTTGGATGAAAATAGCATTTATATCTGATTTCTTTTACACCGATGGAATAGTTGGCGGTGCAGAGCTTGTAGATAATAATCTTATCAAGCATTTAAGGGAACGCGGCTTAGCTGTGTGGAAGATTAGATCCTCTGAGTTAACTGAAGAGCAAGTATGTTCGTATGATTTTTTTATTGTATCCAATTTTGTCAATCTGCCAGAAAAGTTGAAAGAATGTTTATATGATAAGTCTTACATAATTTACGAACACGATCACAAGTATCTGAGAAATAGAAATCCTTCAGTTTTCAGTGACTTCAAAGCTCCACAGCATATGATTATAAATCAAACATTTTATCGTGGAGCTGTCGCTGTTTTCTGTCAATCTTCTCTTCACGAAGAGGTAATAAAGAAAAATCTTTCTTTAATCAATACTGTAAATGCGGGCTGTAGCCTTTGGAGCAGTGAGCACCTAAGAATTTTACGAAAGTACTGTAACAACGAGAAAGAGGAATCATATGCAATTCTAGATTCCCAGAACTCTATCAAGGGCACGGTACAAGCAGAAAATTACTGTGTTCAAAACAATATTAAATATCGAAAGATTCCTTTTTCTGATTTTGAGCCCTTTGTGCAGCAATTGTCCTCTTGTGAGGGGTTAGTGTTTTTTCCAAAAACTCTGGAGACCTTCTGTAGAGTGGTCGTAGAAGCGCGTATGCTAGGCTGTAAGCTTGTTACAAACGATTGGAATGGTTGTACTCATGAGGAATGGTTCCCTAGCTACAAAGGGGCAGAATTGATTGATTTTGTTGAGAGCAGGCAAGATGAAATTATTGATAAGGTAGTAAAAGCTATTGAAGGTAAGGAAGTTGAAGTAAGCCCAGAAGATATAACGGTGATCCTAAATTGTTACAGACGACCTTACAATTTAAGAATGCAAATTGAGTCAATTAGAAATCAGTCTAATCCTCCAAAAGAAATTTGGCTATGGGTTAACCAACATGAAGATAATGAGAATTTCTCATTCGATAATCTAGATGTTGATAAAGTTTTCCACAACAACCATAACTGGAAATTTTATGGAAGGTTTGCAGGCGCGCTTTTAGCAGACACCGAGTATATTGCCATATTTGATGATGACACTATTCCGGGTCCAAAATGGTTTGAAAATTGTCTTGAGACCATGGAAACTCATGAAGGCATACTTGGCTCAGCAGGCATTATTTTGAATGATAAATATTATGTAAAACACGAAAGATGTGGATGGCCAACACAGAACAAAGAAACTACTGAGGTAGATCTTGTTGGACACGCTTGGTTTTTTAAGCGTAATTGGCTTCAATATCTTTGGAAAGAAAAACCCCCAACTTGGGACAATGGAGAAGACATTGACTTCTCATCAGCTGCGAAGGTTCATGGAGGGATCAAAACTTACTGCCCCCCACACCCTTCAGATGACATAGATATGCACGGCTCAATACTTGGAAACGAGCTAGGGATAGATAGCAAAGCAACATCAAATAATAACGAGACATCACACATTCAGTTCTTTACGGAACGTGATTATTGTGTTCAAGAAGCCTTGAAAAAAGGATGGCAAACTGTTAGAGGTATAAAGCTATGATTATGATTTCGTTCGGTACTAGACCTGAATATATTAAAATTAAACCTTTAATTGAGAAGTTTGAAGGGATAATTCCTTTTAAGCTCTTGTTTACTGGGCAGCACGAAGATCTGTTAAAAGGTATAATTGGGCAAGATATTGTAAGATTAAAAATCAATGACGGAGCAAACAGACTAGACTCTATTGTTGCTTCGGTGATGAATCAAGAACATATTTTTGAGGGTGTTGATGCAGTCATAGTTCAAGGTGATACCACATCCGCATTCTCTATCGCTCTCGCAGCGTTTCATAGAAAAATTAAAGTCATTCACCTAGAGGCTGGCTTGAGAACTTATGACAAGGACAACCCTTACCCAGAAGAGTTTAACCGACAGGCCATTTCTAGAATTGCAGATATACATCTTTGTCCGACAAATGACTCAGCTTTTCACTTGAGAAACGAAATGTGCGAAGGACTTGTTGCTGTCGTTGGCAATACTGTTTTAGATAATCTTGTAGACTTAGAAGTGTCTGAAAATAATACAGTTATTGTTACAATGCATCGCAGAGAAAACCATTATATTATGGATCAATGGTTTATCGCAATTGATAGATTGGCAAAGCAGTATGAAGGAATATATGAATTTATCCTTCCCATCCATCCAAACCCAAATGTTCAGAAGCATCGTCATTTGTTGAAGCATGTTACAGTGATTGATCCAGTACCATATGATGAATTTATTAAGATGCTTGCTTCTTGTTCGTATGTTATAACAGACAGCGGTGGACTTCAGGAAGAGACAGCTTTTCTAAGGAAGCGTTCAATTGTTTGTCGAAAGACCACTGAGAGACCTGAAGGGCTTGGAGATTTTTCTGTGCTTTGTGATAATCCATTTGTTCTTGGTGATGAATTTATCTCCATGATCATGCTCGATGAGCCAACCGCCAAGTGTCCTTACGGTGATGGTCATGCCGCAGAAAAGATTGTTGATATCTTGCAGAGGGAATTGTGAAAAATTATCATAAAGAGTTTGACAAGTTTCTACAGAAATTAGAAAATAAAGAAAACTTTGCTTTTGCAAGATTTTCCGATGGTGAATTGTTCATATTGAGAAACGAGACTGTCATATTGGCGGAAAATCATTTTGTCACAGGAGCCAGAAAAGGTGCTGGAGTTTATCCAAAAGAAGAACAAAAAGAATTTTTACCTGAGAAACATGGCTTTTATCAAAAGAAGTTAGTCGAATGTTTTCAACATAAAATGCCCGAGTATTATAAGGGAATCTGTTGTAGAAACGATGTAGGTGAAGATGCTTTCTTTTGGCAAAAGAATCTTAATGGCGGAGATAAAGATTTAACTTTTGCAAATTTGTTGATTAATAGAAATTACAGACGATTTATTGAAGAGATAGTTCCTGTACTTGCTAAAAGAGATATCATATATGTTGTTAATGAAGCAGCAAACCTTGAAAAACTTCCTTTTAAAATCAAAAAAGATTTTAGAATTGGAAGTAATTGTATGATTGACAATTATGATATGATTGACGAAATTAAAAATTATATTCGTGATAATGATATAAAAGATCATGTGATCCTTTGCTCTGCTGCAAGTCTGAGTAACTTTATCATTCGAGATTGTTTTGAAGACAATTCTAATAACACATTTTTAGATATTGGAAGTTGCCTTAACCCATATCTTGAGCTTGAGGGCTGGAAGCATACAAGAGGCTATTTGACTCATTACTGGCTAAATAGCGGGAGCCCTTATGGCGAGCAGGTAGACATATGGTAGAATATCAACTCGTACAAAATGAAGAAAAATACTGGAACTTCATAAGAAATTTAAGAAATGATTCACGAGTTAAAAAAGGATTCATAAACCAGAAACACATAGAGCCACAGGAACATTTCTTTTTCATGGAAAAGCATGGGCAAAAGTTTCATATTTGTCTTGACAATGGGATACCTGTTGGGTATATTGGTGTGATAGAAGATGATATAAGAGTGGCAACACATCCTGATTATCAAGGCAGAGGGATTGCAAAATTTATGGTTAATCGATTGATGGAAAGATATCCTACATCAATTGCAAAAGTAAAAATTGAAAATGAAGCAAGTTTAAGATTATTTGAGAGTTGTGGTTTCAAAAGAAAATATTTTATTTTGGAGAAGTAGTGTTACATAACCCATACAAAGTTGTAAAAATGTTCGAGGAAGAGGTGGCACATTACACGGGTGCCCCTTACGCAGTTTCTGTTAATAGTTGCACAAATGCGCTGTTTCTTTGCTGCAAACATCTTGAAGTAAAAGACGTAACAATACCTAAAAGAACTTATCTGTCGGTCCCGCAGTCTATCATTCAGGCTGGAGGGACTGTTACGTTTGAAGACATCAAGTGGGAGGGTGCCTATCAGCTTAAACCATATCCTATTTGGGACGCAGCAAAGCGACTCACTTCAGGAATGTATATCCCCGGTTCTCACATGTGCTTGTCTTTCCACATTAAGAAGCACCTTAAAATTGGCAAGGGTGGCATGATTCTCACTGATAGTAAAGATTTTGTTGATTGGGTTCGTGAAGCTCGGTATGAAGGTCGCAGCGAGGGTGTTAGATATCAAGAAGACGATATTGACTCCATGGGCTGGAACATGTATATGACTCCAGAGCAGGCTGTCAGGGGCTTGATGCTTATGCAGAACTACCCAGAGCATATGCCAGATATCCCAGAAGATCCTCCATACCGAGATCTTACTGAGTTTAAGCTTTTTTCGGATGACAAATGATTACTTTTACTCAGCTAGGAAGCCTTGGTCGCTTAGGCAATCAACTGTTTCAATACGCGGCTCTTCGTGGCTTAGCACTGGAAAAAGGTTATGAGTCTAAGATTCCTGACCCCTCGAATTGTCAATGGCACGGACAGAAGTGTTTGCTGGGAGAATTTAACATCAAATCTTCATTTTTAGAAGCAGGGGATTCATATAAAATCAAGTTTAGGTATCATGAACCCGATCACATGAAGCTTGATTTGAGTTTCTACAGTGTGCCAGATAATTGTGATCTTGTTGGCTTTTTTCAGAGCATACATTACTTTCATAATCACCAAGATCAAATTAAGAAGGAGTTGACTCCCAATAAAATACACCTAGAGAGGGCAAAAAAAGCTTTTGATACCTTGAGGCAAAACAATCCTGATCATGAAATTGTCTCTCTTCATATAAGGCGCGGAGATAACACTGACCACACAGATCCTAGTCAGGCGGCGTTAAGAGAATTCTTCGATAAAGGGGGCGAATTTGATGAATACACGGAAAGGGCAGCAAGTGTGTTCAAGAATAGAAAAGTAAAATACTTGGTGTTTACTGGCGGCAAAAGGTGGTCAGAAGATAATGCAGACGATATTGGCTGGTGCCGAAATCGTTTAGGTGATAAGGGTTTTATTTTTTCTGAAGGCAGAACACCTCTGGAAGATTTTTGCCTAATAATGCAGTGCGATCATCACATTCTTTCGCCCGCCAGTTCTTTTGGGTGGTGGTCTGCATATTTGGCAGATAGAGAAGAAAAAATTATTGTCGCCCCAAAGAAATATCATCCTGATATAATAAATTTTGATCATAGAGTAGGATTTTACCCAAAACACTGGAGATTGGTATGAATTTAGTTTTTGATATAGGATACAACAAAGGGTCGTTTTCCGAAAAGTGTCTGAGACACTACCCAGATTGTAAAGTTGTAGGTGTTGAAGCAAATATTGGGCTCATATATGGACACAAGGAACAAAAAAATCTTACTGTATTGCACGCCTTGGTATCCTCCGAGGACAACAAGTATGTAGATTTTTACATAGAGCCATATCAATCGGGTATCTCTACAGCATGTAAAGAGTTTATGGAGAACTCTCGTTTCACGAAGGGCTCCAAGTATCTACAGCCCAATTCTGCCAATTGGGCTCATAGGGCTGCTGTGAAAACGATCACTTTGGATACCTTAGTGGAGACATACGGATCACCAGACCTGATAAAAATTGATGTTGAGGGCTACGAATATGAAGTGGTGTCTGGGCTCTCTAAGAAGCAAAATAAAATTAGTTGGGAATGGCACGAAGAGCAATATGATACCCTTTTAAAGACTATTGAACACTTACAGTCTTTAGGTTATGAAGAGTTTGGTATGCTTGGTTTTTTTGAAGAGGGAGATGTTTTTGATAAGGTGGATTATTCGGCTGAAGGCGACCCATATCTTGCTGAGCCTTCACAATATTATAAGTGGGACGACCTAGAGTTCGAGCGTCTGGTAAAAGAGGGTCGCCGTGTAAATTATGGAATGATGTTTGCCAAGTAAGGAGCAAAAATGAATGTCGTTAGAAAAGAGGGTGGAGAATACCCTGATTGCATTGTTAAATATTTCAATTTTAATGAATATGCTACTCATTCGGAAAGTAAGGTTTTCTTTTGGGGATGGTCTTGTTTTTTGGACGCTGATTTAAAAAAGAAACATGCACACTACGACCATCGCGTTTTTCTTGATACAGCTTCGCCATGTGGATTTTTAGGTTCTCAGCCTGACTTTATTGAAAAAGCTAGATATTTTACAAAAGTTTATACTATATGTCCATTAACATCTGAGATGTTAAATTTAAATGGAGTCAAGTCTGAAGCAGTATGTTTCCCCTACCCAGAGAAATATTTTCAGCAGTTTAAGCTTAATACCTCTCCAGAAAACAAAAAGTATGGTTGCATCTATTACGGTCAAATTCATGACGACTCTTACAAGCCAATGCTAAAAACAATTGCAAAATACAATCATAGATTTACAACAATATCAGCCCATGGGCTTGATCAAGAATTATCTGATTTGGTAACAAATTATAATTTAACAACTCTACAAAAGTGGCGATTGCTAAATTTATCTAAAAGTTGTGTCGGGATTAACATGGTTTTTCCTAAAACTTTTCCATACGCTGACTTTTATTTAAAAGAGTACCAAACTTCCGACAGAATCGAGGAAATGCTAAAAAGCAAAACAATGCCACAAATGAAAACAAGAATGGTTGAATCTGCTGCGTCTATGACGCTAATGTTGGCGTACAAGGACAAGTATTCAGTCATTGAGGAATGGTTTGAGCCTAACAAGCATTTTTTGTATTGGGAAGACAGCAATCATCTTAATGACATACTGCACGATGTTCACAAGAACTATGATAAATATTGGAACATGGTTATAGAGGCAAACAAGCATGTAGAGCAATATAGTGTTTCTAATTTTTGGAGAAAAATAAATGAATAGTAGTTTCTGGAAAGGTAAAAAAGTTTTAGTAACTGGCGCTCATGGATTTGTGGGCAAAAACTTAATGGCTCTTTTATTAAAAGAGCAGGAAAAGAATCATTTTGTTATACTTGCGCCAACTAGATATGATGTAGATCTTACCAAAGAGGAGCAAGTATCAGAGTATTTTGCGGCGCATAAGCCAGATATTGTACTACACTTGGCGGGCAAAGTAGGGGGAATTGGCGCTAATAAAGCAAAGCCAGCAGAATTCTTTTATCAAAACATTATGATGGGCTCCCTCGTGATGCACTACGCTTATGTTAATGGTGCCGAGAAAGTTGTGGCATTAGCGGCAGGGTGCGGGTATCCCAAGATGTTGCCCGTTCCGTACACCGAAGAGGACTTCTGGAAAGATTTACCTGATGAAAATTCCATTGGGTATTCTATGGCAAAAAAGAATCTGATAATTCAGTCGTGGACATATCGAGAACAATATGATTTCAATTCAGTAATCTTGTTGCCAGCTAATCTTTATGGACCCCATGATAATTTTGATTTAGAAACATCGCATGTCGTCCCAGCTTTGATCAGAAAGTTTATCGAGGCTAAAGAGCGCGGAGATAAAAAAGTGGTAGTGTGGGGCACCGGCGTGGCATCTAGAGAGTTTTTGTACTCTGTGGACACAGCACAGGCTATCATCGATATGGCAGAGAAGGTAAATGAGACGGGTCCATATAATCTGGGTACCGGAGTAGAGACCACAATTAAGGAGTTGGTGGAAGTCATTGGTGAGCTTACCGGTTTTGATGGAGAGATAGTCTGGGACACGAGCAAGCCCGATGGACAGCCTAGGCGATTTTATGATATGCAGCGGTTCCGAGAGGCGGTGGGGTATGTCCCTGATACTGATATTCGAACTGGTATTGAGAAGACTATAAGGTGGTATAATGAAAATAGAAATTCCTGAAAATATTAGAGCATTGCGGCTGGACATAGGGACGTCAACCACGGCTCCCAATGCTCATAACTGGTGCAGAGACATGGACGACTGCTTTGTTATTGCAGTAGAGCCTGTGTACGCCAACTTTGCAGTTGCTTTGGCTTCGATGGCACAAAGTCACAACTTTAATAACACTTTTTTTATTAACGCTGCTATTGATGATGTGAAAGAGCCAACACAAGGGAGCATGTATGTGACAAAGGAAGATGGTGGTTGTTCGAGCCTTTTCGCTCCAAGCTGTTTTGAGCTTTCACATGAGGAAAAGGTTACAAAAATATCGTTGAAGCAAGTTTTAGATGCAGTTGAGTGGAAGAACTTTGAATTCATTGAATACCTTAAGACGGATACACAGGGCAATGAAATAAGTGTTCTTAAAAGTATGGGAGAATATCTAAAAAAGGTTGTCATGATAGAAGTGGAATGCACAACTTATGATGATTATGTGGGTGCGCCGAAAGAAGACGAAATAATTTCTTTTTTAGAGGCTAATAATTTTGTTTTTTATAAAAATTGTGAAGACTCTTATAACAATGGAACTTACGGAGACCGACTCTACGTCAATAGAGATTTCTTACATCTGAGAGATTCTATCCGCACGAACTTCCAAGAAGATCAACGCTTTACTACTGCACTAAACTCCGAGGGGGAAGAGATAAATGTCTCCCTTAACACGTTCTTTCAATTTTACAAAAATGAGGTTGCGAAGGCGGTAAATGTTGGGCAATATTCAAATTGTTTTGTGTTTGAGAATGTGCCATGAAGAAGAATTTTTGGAAAGACAAAAGGGTTCTCATAACCGGCGCAGCAGGATTCATTGGCTCAAACTTAGCCGCCGATCTTCTTGAATGTGGTGCCGACCTACGCTTGGTAGATAATATGGAGCGGGGCAAATTGGAATTTATCGACAAACTCACAACCGCCACACAGTTTAAGTTATTAGACCTACGAAACTATGATAGTTGCTTGCAAGCAGTCAAAGGTATTGATATCGTCATTCATTTGGCGAGCAAAGTAGGCGGAATTGGCTTCTATCAGAGCCACCCTTTTCGAGTAATGGCAGATAATCTTCAAATTGACACCAACATGATTCAGGCTGCTTTACAGTGTGGTGCCACTCGTTTCTTTTATGCGAGCAGTGCTCATGTCTACCCCTTGGAGCTACAAATGTCGCCTGAATGCCCCCTTATAGCAGAGGATCAGGCACCACCAGCCGATCCAGAGTTATCTTATGGTTGGGCAAAGCTGGTCGGTGAAAAAACCTTACAGTTTGCAGCCCAAGAAAACCCAGAGATGCGTATTGCGATGGCACGCTATGTCGGCATTTACGGCAAGAATCAAGACTTTCAACTTGAAACGGGCTCGGTAATTCCTGTTTTTTCCCATCGAGCTATTCGTTACCCGGAGATTCCTTTTTCAATTTGGGGTACGGGAGAAGAAACTCGTTCGTATTGTTTTATTGATGACGCCATTGAGTGTACCAAGCTAATGATTGAGAAGATGGAAGAACAAGAGATAGTTGGCCCGTTAAATGTTGGTAAGCAAGAACTTACAAAAATCAAAGACATAGCTGATAAAATAGTTGCAATATCTAAGAAAGATGTTACACTTCAATTTGATAAGAGTAAAAAAACTACAATCTGGGGTCAACTCTGTGATTGTTCTAAAGCAAAACAACTTCTTGGCTGGGAAGCAGAAACATCCTTGGAGGAAGGACTAAAGGTGGTATACAAAGATGTCAAATCTAGAATCTAGACGGTATTTGCCAACTCTCTCAGAGTTGATTGATCGACTTTCGATTGCACAATTAAAAGAAGTGTTCATTTCTGAGCACAAAGAGGAATACGCTAAAGAAATAAAAGATATTCTTCATGATATTGACTTACTATTAGCCGACGCAGAGATTAATGCAGAAACTTTGCGTGCGGTGGTTGTCTTGTCGCAGATGAATTTGCACATTTGGCATAATGAAGCAAATTATCGTCGTGGAATAAAAGACGGAAATAATTTAGAATTAACACATGGCTTAAATGGCATTAGAAACACTGCTAAAAATAAAATACAAGAGATTGTCGGCGGCAGAAAGGATTATAAAATTGATTGCCTAGCTGCTGAGTTCAAAGACTGGGAGATTAGCTGGGAATGAAGGTGTTAGTTCTTGGAGATGCCTGTAAGGATATATATGTTTATGGTTTCAGTGATAGACTTGCTCCTGAAGCTCCCGTTCCGGTTTTTGTAGAAAAAGAACATAAAACCAACGGTGGTATGGCATTGAATGTGTATAATAATCTATTTTCTCTGGGTATCGAGTGCGACATTTTACACAATGAAGTGGAAATAACAAAAAAAAGGTATGTAGATGATCAGACTAATCATATTTTTATCAGAATTGATTCTGACGAGTCTAATATAGATCGAGTAAAACAAAAGTATTTGTCAAAAGACTTTCTTTTGAAGTATGATGCCGTTGTCATATCAGACTATGACAAAGGTTTCTTGACTAGAGAAGATATAGAAAAAATTTGCTATTTTCATCCATTAACTTTTATGGATACTAAAAAGAGATTAGGTTCTTGGTCTGAAAAGTGTACATGGATTAAAATCAATGAGCCAGAGTTTGAAAGAACAAAATTTGCTATTGAAGATAAAATGTACATTTATGATGAAAGCTTGATTGTAACTTTAGGATCAAGAGGTTGTATGCACAAAGGGAAGGAATACCCTGTTAAAAAAGTTGAAATAAAGGATCTATCTGGTGCCGGAGATACTTTTTTAGCGGGATTTGTAGCCAACTATATTAGAACAAAAAATCTACAAGAATCTTTAGAATTCGCGAATAAATGTGCAACTGTAATTGTACAACAGAAAGGAGTAAATGTTATCCATGGAATTTAATGATTATTATAAATACTATTTGACTCTACACAAAAACTCTTGGAACAGAAGACTACACTTTGCAGGACAATTATCTACACTTGTTTTCATCTTGTTCTGTTTAGCAAAATCCTATTACTTGTTTTTAGTATTGGCTCCTTTGGTAGTTTATCCGTTTGCTTGGTCTGGCCATTTCTTCTTTGAAAAAAATGAGCCTGCTGCATGGTCTAACCCTCTATGGGCAAAATACTGTGATTTACTAATGTGCAGAGACATGATTACTGGAAAAATCCCATGGTAATATGGACGAACGGGTGCTTCGATGTTCTTCATCGTGGACACATTGAGCTGTTTAAGTATGCAAAGTCCCTTGGAGAATTGCTCATTGTGGGACTTGATACTGATGCTAGAGTCAGAGAAAATAAGGGCGAGAGTAGGCCAGTCAACAGACTAGAAGATCGTTCTTATCTAATCTCTGCACTAGAATGCGTAGATTCAGTAGTTTCTTTTGGGAGCGATCAAGAATTGTCCGATCATATACAGAGACTACAGCCTGATATTATGGTTGTTGGATCAGATTGGAGAGGCAAGAAAGTGGTTGGCTCGGAGTACGCAGGAGAAGTCAGATTTTTTGATCGCATAGGCGATTACTCAACTACAAATATTTTGGAGAGATCATGAAAATTTTAATTACAGGTGCTGCTGGTTACATTGGTAGCGAATTGGTAAATCATTTAATTGGCGATCATAAAATTACTGCCTTTGATAATATGATGTATGATCGGACATCACTGCTCAGATACGCGACACATCCTAATTTTACTTTTATTAAAGGTGATGTTAGAGACACAAACACGCTGCTTAAGCTTGTCTCGCAGCATGATGTTATTATCCCTCTGGCAGCTTTGGTTGGTTTCCCGTTATGTGACCAAGATCCTAGAGCGGCAACAGAGATCAACTTAGCCTCTAATCGATTCATTGCGAGCAATAAATCACAAGATCAGATTCTACTATATCCTTGCACTAATTCTGGATATGGTGTTGCTAAGGATGGAGTTTGTACTGAAGAGTCTCCTCTAAATCCTGTTTCGCTGTACGGGAAAACTAAAGTTCAAGCTGAGGAGATATACAGAAATACATCTGGTTGCACCACTTTTAGACTTGCAACAGTTTTTGGCCCTTCTTCTAGAATGAGATCTGATCTTTTGGTGAACAATTTTGTTCTTAGAGCCCTTCAGGACAGGCTGATTGTTCTTTATGAATGTGAATTTATGAGAAACTATGTGCATATTCAAGATGTTTGCCGTGCTTTTAGGTATGCTATTGATAACTGGGACGTGTTTAAGGACCAGACTTACAATTTAGGCAATGACGCACTCAACATGAATAAGCTTCAACTTGCTCAAAATATTAATGAACATATTCCATTGGAAATTATTCGTGCCGAGTTCAACAGCGACCCAGACGTTAGAGACTACATTGTTAGCAGCCAAAAGATTTATGATACTGGTTTTGTTTGTCAGTATGATTTACATAAAGGGGTTAAACAACTCATCAATGCATATTCTTTAATACAGGAACCATGGTATGGAAACTATTGATAATTTTAAAACATATGTATTTGACATAGATAATACCATTTGTTATAGTAAAGGTGGAAACTACGAATTATCGGAGCCTTACAAAGATAGAATAAGTATAGTAAACAAATTATACGAAGAAGGAAATACAATTATATTCCATACTGCTAGAGGTATGGGGAGACATAAAAATAATATCAATTTGGCTTACCACGATTTTTATGAGCTTACAAAAAAGCAATTATCTGATTGGGGAGTTAAATATCACCAATTATTTTTGGGGAAACCTTCTGGCGACATTTATATTGACGATAAAGGGATGAAAGATAATGACTTTTTCAAAAGAGATTAATACGCCAATCCACTTTGTCCCAAAAGGTTGGGGCTTTGAAAAGTGGATTGTTAATTGTGAAGAATACTGTGGCAAGCTGCTATATTTTGTTAAGGGCAAAAAATGTTCATGGCATTACCATGAATTGAAAGATGAAGTTTTCTATATTCAATCTGGTCGTATTTTGGTTAGATACTCCGAGGGCGATGAGATTTACAGAGACGGTAAGCTTGTTGCAAATGAGGTCATACTTGGTCCCGGTGATAATTTTCATGTTTACCGAGGTTTAAGGCATCAGATGGAAGCCCTAGAAGACACAGAACTTTTCGAGTTTTCAACACAACATTTTGATTCTGACAGCTATAGACTGATTAAGGGGGACTAATGAAACTTGTTGTTGTAACTGGGTGCCTTGGGTTCATTGGTATGCACGTCACAAAAGCTTGTCTAGAAAAAGGCTGGAAAGTGTATGGAATTGACAAAGGAACATATGCAGCGAATGAATTAGACGATCTTTTTCAGTTTTGTGATGGTTTAAAGCATTGGGAAAACTTTTCTTTCATTGAAGAAGATATCTGTACCATAGGTGATATCCCTAGCTGTGATTATGTAATTAATACGGCAGCAGAGACTCATGTTGGCAATAGTATAATAGACAGTAAAGATTTTATTCAAACCAACATAAACGGTGTAAAAAATTTGTTAGATATTATTAGACGGAAGCCAGCTAATATATCTAGAAAGCCTATCTTACTTCATTTTAGTACTGATGAAGTTTATGGAGATATAGTTAGGGGATCACACACTGAATCTTCTCCGCTGGCACCAAGTAACCCTTATTCTGCCTCAAAGGCTTCGGCAGATATGCTAATCAAGGCATGGGCAAGAACATATGGTATCGAATATCTGATTGTTAGGCCAGCTAATAATTATGGGATGTATCAATATCCTGAAAAACTAATTCCTTTAGTCGTTAAGCACCTACAAGTTGGAAGAAAAATTAGACTTCACAACGAGGGAAAGCCTATAAGAAATTGGCTTCATGCTCATGATACTGCCAATGCGGTAATAAAAATTATAGAGTCTGGCAAAGTGAACGAGATTTACAATATATCAGGAAACTTTGAACAAACCAATAACGATACAGTTTTAAAAATTGTTAACTCATATTTTAATAGGTCTCATAAAATATTTTATGAAAATGTTGAAAACCTACTTGATCTCTGTTATATTAGAGAGGGACAAGACGTAAGATATGCAGTAGACGATTCCAAGCTAAGGAAGCTTGGGTGGCGACCAGAGAAAATATTTGATGAAGAAATTGATTCTATCGTAGAACATTTTAAGAACAACTTTAGATGGTAAAGGAGAAGAAATGAATAATCTTGCAACAGACATGAAGCTTTCAAAGCAAGCATTGGGTGCCCTGATGATGGCACTACAGAAGTCTCTTCTAGAGCAAAGTGATATCGTTCCTGTCTTGGAAGGGTTTGATTTTATTATCAAGGATGCTGAACTATTTGTGAAGAACCCGCCACTTGTTAAGTTCGATGCAGATGGCGAGTGGCTTGGCGATGCCGAGGTATGATTTCACATGTCAAGAATGCTCTGAAGAATTTGAAGTTTTTCAGGGCTTTAATGACACCGCACAATGTCCGAAGTGCGGCTCAGAACATTGTAAAAAATCTACAGCTTATAGTTTTAGCGTTAATCTGGCTCAAGGTGGTAGAAAGCCAAAGGTTGGACAACGAGTTAACGATTTTATAAAAGAAGCGAAAGAAGAACTTAAAGAGCAGCATAACAAACTTAGGGAGGACAGATGATCGAGATTGACTACATTTTGGTTTCATGTATTGCCTCTGTGGTCCTAAATATATTTTTAGTTTGGTATTCAATAAGACTAATTAGGGAGCTTACAGAAGTATCCACCTCCATTCAGCAGCTTTTTATTGATGTAGATATCTTTTATGCTCACCTAAAAAGGGTATACGAGCTAGAAATGTTCTACGGTGATCAAACATTGGGTAACTTATTGGCTCACACTAGAGAGCTTAGACAGCGCCTCAATGAATATAAAGTGATGTTTGCTTTATTAGAGGACGAGGAAGAAGAGGAGAACCTTGTTGATGAACCAACCAGTAATGAAGAGGCGTAGAAGAAGAAGAAAATCAGGTAGAAAGTATTTTACTCAAGATCATGAAGATGCGATTGTGCGTTTTTGTTCTTCGGAAGATCAAAAAGAACGATCAATGTTGTATGAAAAGTTTATCCAACCAGCTTTTGATGAGATGGTGGATAAAATTGTATTTACCTATAAGTTTACAACGCTACCTAATATTGATGAGCTGAGGGATGAATGTAAGGTGTGGCTAACCACAGTACTGGACAAATACGACCCTAATAAGGGATCTAAAGCTTTTTCATATTTTAGTGTCATCACAAAAAATTGGTTCATTCATAAAGTTAAAAAAACCACTAAGCAACGTAACAGAGAAACTCAATACGATGAGCTATCTAACGAGGCAAAGTTAAAGTACTTAGCGGATTATATCAAGTACGACACAGAAAGAGAGCAGCAAGAGTTCTGGACTGCCCTCTGGAGAGAGATCGATTCTTGGGATAACCCAGACCTAAAAGAAAATGAGAAAAAGGTATTAAACGCAGTTCAGATTTTATTGAATAGCTCAAACAATATAGAAATTTTCAATAAAAAAGCTATTTACTTATACATGCGAGAAATAACTGGGCTCAACACAAAACAAATTGTAAACAACTTGAACAAAATGAGAGTAAAGTATCGCGTGTTTAGGCACAAGTGGGAAGAAGGCGAAGAACCATGAAAAGCACAACTGACTACTTGAAGAAGGCGATCACGAATATTGAAGCGGATAGAGAGATTACTAGAGAATTACTCGATGATGTAATCCAATACATGAGCAAAGATGAGCAGCGCCACCGAGAAGTTGGGCTAACCGCTGCAAAATATGTTGAGACTTTACAGAGATCGAATGAGCAGCTTGTTAAGATTGCCTCTCTTATGCAAAAAAGAGAATCAAATTCTGCCTCTTTGACAGAATCAGATAAAAATGAACTTTTTGACATGATAAAGGGAGAAACTTCATAATGTCTAGAGATACTAGACTAAGACCCATACCGGGATCAATGAACAATGATAGTCTAGATAGCTTTGGATCTTATTATTTCCAAGATGAGCTGGAGACTGAAGCAGCTTTGGAGAAGGCTGTTGATATCGCAGTTTTTCAAAACTCTGTTGGACTTCAGTTTCCAAGAAAAGCATTATGCGTCGCTGTCACAGAATATGATGGACCGGCAGAAGATGTATACACCCCCGGATGGAATGCTAAGGTCAATATATTCGGCTACAATCAAAGAACAAGATTAAAAATTGCAGCACATGATGACTTTATAGATAGTGACCTAGAAGTTCCTGATTTTAGTAAACCATTTCAACAGATGACAGACTCACAGAAAGCTGCTTTTAATATTTTAAACGGTGATGATAAAGCTTATTTCTCAGCCGCAGAGGTTGTTGATGTGCCGTCGCCGGGTGATATAATTTGGATAGACTTTGAAGACAGAGAGAATTTAAGGGGCGGAATATACCTCAAAGTTCATGAGCCTTTGTCTTTATTCCCTATCGTTAATAATTTAGAGGGTGGATTTGATACTTTTGAAAATCCTAATAGGTCGCCAAACCCTCCCGACGTTGATCCAAATGTTATGTTTAATCTTGAAGGGCAGATCGCCCCAGAGGAAGGGCTTTTTATATCTGATCCAATACTTTCTGTACCAAGTAGAGTTTTAGCCGAATATGAGTTCTGGCAGGGAAGAAGGTCAAAGAGCTATTATCCAAATGGAGAAAACGACCCAGTGTTTGCAAAACTGAAAACATATTGGGACAATGTTAGATTTGGAAACAACTGGCAGGACTTACCATGGTCCGCTGTCTATATCAGTTATATTTTGAGAGGAGACGACTTTCCCGCAAGGTCGTCTCACCAGAGCTATAGCAGAGAGGCTTTAAATAATGGAAGAGGCGGAGGCTGGGGTCTTTACTCATTATTGAGAGAAAATGTACAATTAAGTGTTGGCGATGTTTTGGTAAAACCACGATACCTAAAGGGAACAACTTCTTCACCTAGAGATAGTGACGAATGGTGGTTTTCACACGGTGATGTTGTGTGGAAGATAGAAGGAGGGATAGCTTACCTCGCGGGTGGCAACCTTTCTTCCACTTCAAAAATAAACATACAAATTAATTTAGATGCTAACGGAATTCCTGATCCAAAAGATTATCTTGTTGTACTTAAGAAGAATGCACAAAGAGTTGGGTTTGTATAATGAGTTTTTTCAATAAAAGAAAGCCGATCAGAGATCTATCTGGGCTACCAGACGACACAAAGGTTCACGTAGAAAAGCAATTTGACGGGAAGAACACAAAAGAGATTGGGATTAATGGCCAGAACATGGCAGAGCCAGTTCCAATTTACGATCAGTCTGCATCCGATACAGTTTTCATGGGCAGAAACAATTCTCTGGTAACACTTGGGCAACAGAGGTTTGGCCCAAAAGCAAATTCAAGTCCCGGTTCTCAAGTAGGTGAAATTCGTATGACAGCTGGTCTTATGGGTGCTACTAAAGAGGGGCCAAAATCAAACATTTATGTTGGACAAAATCCAAATGCTGATGCTGCAAGCTTGTTTCTAACACAAGGCGGTGGCAAGGTAGATAAAAATCTTGGTTTAGCTGAAGGTGGTGTTGGGTTAGCGGAAAATGGATCGTCCGCTTTTATCTTAGCAGATGCGATTAGGTTTAGGGCTCGTGAAGGTTTAAAGATTGTTACGGGAACTACACCAGATGAGCGTAATTCTTCCGGGGAAAAGATAATTTCTACATACGGAATTGACCTTATAGCTGGAAACGATGATCAGACAGTAGAGCTAGAGCCTATTCCCAAAGGAACTAGACTCGTGCAGGCTTTGAAGAATTTAAACGATAGAGTTGACGAATTAAACGGACTATATAGCACGCTCGTCCTAGCTATTGCAAAGCACACTCACTTTGTTGGTGCGGTACCAACAACCCCGTCCCCAGATTTCGCAGTCGATGGTACAACACAATGTTTTATTCCAAGTTATGGACACAAATTGAATCTGTTTGTTGACGAGCAAAATGCTTTGCAACCATATGGTTTCGATTGGATCAACAGTAGATGGAACAAGGTTAACTAAAATGGCAAATCCAAACAATAATCAAGCTATAACTCCACAGCCACTCCCGCTTGGCAGCACCCCAGTTACTACATCTGAATTAAACGAGATAAGGATGGCACTATCTGAAATAGTAACTGTAATGCAAGTTTCCACTCTTGTCAGTCCGTCTGATTGGGCATCCTTTCCTCCGCCCGGTTTTGTAGATGAAAAAACTGGTGGGGCTATCGGACAATCATACTCTATCTATTATGGGGACGGAACCTACCGCCCCGGAGGCGGAGCAGGCAACGGTTACCCGATAACAATAAACACTGATTTCCAGCTTTTGTACGAATGGACTTTAAGAATACAAAACGCAGCAGCTAACTTTGATCTGTCTCAGTACCCTACGTTGCCCGGATATGCTAACAGTCTTTTCCAAAATCCATATGTTGAAGATATCTTTAATCAAAACACTCAAAAGATAATAGATATTTTAGAGGCATATTATACGGTAGAAGAAGAAGCTGACATCGATTCTGAAGCAGAGGCTGCACAAGAGGCTAGTGATAATTATGTTGAACCGCCCGTCACTCTCGATTGTAATGATCTAGAGCAAACTGACGAACAAGGACCACCATGCCCTCCGCCTTGTAAGAATGATCCTAATGCTAGTAGTCCTAATTGGACAAATCTTACTGAAGAAGAGCCATTTTTAAATTCAAAAACATGTGAATACTCAATAACTTTAGACACAATATATCAAGGACCGAATAAGCAAGTCTTGCTACAGCAGCCTAACTATCTAACGGTCGGCATTGAAAAGCTTCTTGAATTTTATGGTAAGAAGTCACAGCCATATACAAATGAGGAGGGCGATAATGTCGATCCTGTTCAGTTATGTGTTGTTGGCGGTGCCGATATAAAAGACATTTTCGTGTCCACAAGGGCTATGGTAAATGCTAAAGCACTGGTTGTCATTCCGTATGATGTGCTAAATTCTATAGAAGACTTAGAGCAGCCAGAAAATATTCCTTCTAAGTTGAACCAACCTTTGTTTGTTGTTTTTAAAGGCGGAGGCGGTGGCCCAATTGAGCCAACTACTGGATTTTTGTATATCTCTCGAAAAGCTGCGCAAGCCATGGAAATTATGGCTCGCAGACAAGCAAGGTGGTTCTTTAACAATAATGGTCAGCTAAGCGAGCCAACTTTCAATCTTGATAACGAAGCCTTACTTGTAAGAAGATTCAGAACTGAGCTGAGAAACTTTCTCTTACAAAATGATTATAAATTTAGAAAGCCAGTTTTCCAAGGTAAGAAATGGCTAGAGGAAGTAGAGATTGGTTTCTCTGAGGATATGGAAATAGAGTATGTGAAGGCATTAGAGAAGGGTTGTGATAAACCAGAGATGCTTTTAAGAGGTTTCCAATCCTTTAAAAACAAATTCCCAATGACAAACAAGAGAACCATGGGATTTGTTTTGAACATCCCCGATATATACGATGCCGCGACTTCCTCTGGGGGCATTCAGTTTTCTGATTTTATAGAAAATTATGTTGGCTTTCCTAAGGTTAGTATTGTCACTGATGCCTCGGGTGCTTTTGCCGAAGATCCTATTTGGTGTCCGCCCGAAGGACAGCCATTAGGGTTTGGCAATCGGGGAGAAACTCCAGCTTCAGAAATTAATCTTGGCGAAGAACTTAGAGAGATCAGCAAGTCTATCATGGATGAAGTTCTAAGTTTCCCAGACGCATTCGCAGATCGCTTTGCTGATGATGTCTGTGCTACTTTTGAAGGGAAAAGAAAAAATGATGTAAAGTTAAATGATCTTGGCCAACTATCACTTCAAGCAGCCGATGCTGCCGTAAGGCAATACTTCTCAGGTGACAGATTTATTTCTAGGATACCAATTTTGATTGAGCAAATGTCAACTGCGGATCCAGAACAAATATTTAAAGAGATTTTAGATAGTCTTGCCTTGTGTGGTCTTTTCTCTATGTTGCAAGCCGCTTTTGAATGCTTGTTAGCCGACATTGATCCAAATGAAGCTTTGCAGGTAATGTTAACCGAAGCTTTCAAGGCAATGGATCAGGCAAACTTTGAAAAAATATTTATTGGTCTACCGAGAGATATTCAGAGCCAAGTGTTTAATAATTTGGCAGATGAGTTTAAATCAATTCCACCGCCTTGGGACTCAGGGTATAGGGCTGGAAATCACAGTGGACAAGGAATACGTGTTCAGGCAGAAACAAACGAAGAAGCGCCAACCGGGAAGGTTCATAAACTTACAGAAGAAGAAGTTGTAAACGGAGTCCCTACCACAGTTAGTGCAACTACTGGAGTTGTCATAGAAGAGAGTGCTATTGGCAGAACCTACGGGAGTCCGGGCTCAATTGGTACAGCACTTGGTAATATTACCGGTTCTATTTTGGAAGCTTATCGAGATGCTCTATTAGACTTGATTCAAAACAATTTAATCGATTTAAATGCTCTAAAAGATCAGCTTATGTCTATTCCCGGTGCTCAAATTGTTGCTGATATTATTGAGCAAGCAGACTGTCCGGCACCGCCTCTGTTTACACCTCCGCTACAAAATGTCTTAACAACTTTAGAGTTAGGGTTGTGTCCTAATCATTTTGCAATAACTTTGCCTAAGTTTGAAGGAGGTATATACAAGTATATACCAGATATATTTAGACTTATTTTAAATGTCGCAAAAGAGTTGGTTAAAGAAATCGTCGTTAGATTAATAATCCTTATTGTTAAAAAGATAATCGAGATCCTGCTTGAGTCACTTTGCGCTCTTCTCCAACTAACTGGTGGTGCATTGGTTGATGCAATTACTGGGGGTAATAATCTTAAAGCAGCATTGGGCGGTGCTTTATGTGACGAAGCGTCCGAGGACGATATCAACAATGCAATGTATAGAACTTTACAGGCGTTGAACTTATCAGACTGTGCTGATCTTGGTACTGCTCCAACAGTAGAGGACGCTGCGAAGTTCACAGAGATTATTGCATCTATTCTGACAAATAACGAAGTCTTGGATTTAGTTCAGGGCGTGGCTTCTGATCAAACTAAGAGAATGGTTTCGAACGTTGTTACGCAACAAATTCCAAACATGTGTATGAGCCCATCAGATGTTGAAAATATGTTTAAGGCACTGGGTACAATCATTGATCCTAGCATTATTGAGCAAGCTCAATTTATAGATGATCCCGATGCGCCCGTGTGTGAGAACATTTGTGCAAGTCCGGAGCAGATGGAAATATTTGATTCTGCAAGACGTGCCGCTTTGATCAACAAGGGATTAACAGATGAAGAAGCTCAACAACAAATCAACAATCTTAGAGAAAGAGCAAAAGAAGATTTAGCTGATCTATCACGTTTATTACAGCGCGGACCTTTCCATGAGTTTCCAGATCTGATAGGTGGTGACCCTGATTGTCCTGACGATGGTGGGTCATGGACACCCGGTAAGCCAATTTTGCCAGAAGTTCCTATGGAAATGACTAAGGCTACTAGCGAGAGTATCCGAAGATTGTTTGACGTGATTTCAGAGAGGCATGTACGAGATTTGGTTGGTAAAAGAGGCTTCCTAGATATGGTCTTAAGTGATTCAAATGGCCGAGGTCTGAAATCTCACAATGCAACCGTTTCTGGCCCGTTTGGCCAACCTCTTGCAGGGGATTTAGGTCCTTCTCAGTTTTATACTGATAATCGTCTCGATGATACACCGCCAAACACAGAATTAGAAGGTTCAAGCGTGAATGCTTTAAGGACTACTGCCACTAATGGCATCGGTGGCTTCCCTTTCACAGTGGCATCTTTGCTGGCTCACTATTACACTTCTTACAATCAAGAATTTCAATTTGATCTAATAGCTCCGGGTGCTGCAACAAGCGACGGTCCAGAGACTAGCATGAGGGGCGAAGTAATAGTTGGCGACGAAAAAGGTTTACGTTGGAACGCTATAGAAGGCGTCAATTTCTATTACAGAGATTATATTGAAAATGCACAAGAAAGTTATGCCATGAGAATGGAAGTATTTCATGCATTACGAGATCAAGATAACAATTGGCTTAATGATGATATTACCACAACCAATATTTATGAAAATATTGAAGATAGTGGTGAAGAATTAGTTGCAAGTTACACAGTGCGAACTCCAATCTCTAATCAGGTCAGAGATCTTATCGAAAACATACCGGGAGCGAATGCAAATTTACCGTTACCCGCAAAAACTTTCAAGAATCTGCTGCTTTCAAAGATTACCCAATACCAAGGGCATGGGAACGTTGGAGTCTTAAGCACGGCATTAGAGCTACAACATGCTTATCTTTTAGATGTTTATATGAGAAAGTTTTCACTACTGATAGCCAGTAATAAAGATAAAGAAGCGCAACCACTGCCGAATTCTTTCCAATACGGTTATGAGATAGATCAACAAGTTGAAGCTGTTTATTTAGGTGGTCCAGACCTTGATAGAGACTTTTTCGAGAATAACCGGGAGTACTACACAGCTACAACTTATGCAGAGGCAATTAATCCTGTTACTGGGCCACCGGCACAGCAAGTTATCTTTGATAGATTTGGAGGATCTTACAAGAGCCCTCCATTCTACATGAAAAACCCGACAAGACAAGGATGGCTTGGTTTAACCGATAGGATGGTCCCAGAACCTGATGGATGTGATCCAATTGATGGGTCTGAGCCAAGAGAGCCGATATGTGACTTCACAGATCTCAAAGAAATTTATGGACAAATGTTAAATAAATATAAAGATGATCCTAGACTGTTTACGTCTCCAAGTTCAACTTGCCAAGCACAGCCATTTAACGAAGTATTTACTGGTGCAGCAGCAGCTGGCGTAGACGTAACAATCAGAGCAACAATAAGAATCTTCATTATTGAAGCAATGCTGCGAGGAGCATCAGTCTTCTCTATTTATGGTCCAGATTGTTATGATAAGATATTAGCAGACTATATCATAGATCATATCTCAAATGGCATACAGAAAGTTGGCGTATTTAATCTGCCAAGCAAGAAGTTCTTCTACTTGTTCATGGAGCAGATAGTTCAAATGTTTGGCAGACATGTAGACCTTGGAATGATCGAACCATCTGATGAAGAGCAGATAGCTTTAGATTATCTGAACGATCACCAGAGCAAAAATCAAATCATTCTTAGAGGTTCAAACCTTCTCTCAAAAGCAAAATATAATGAGAGACTTTTCCCAATTATTGAAGAGGCTCTAGAGAAAGAAGCTTCTGGGGAGTGGGAAGCGGGAATCAGAACACTTTTTAATCACTTTGTTCTAGAAGAGTTGGATTCTACATTTAAGCAGTTTGGGGATAATATATACCCTGATGGTGCGCCGATAAAGAATCTACACTCAATTTTCTTCGGTCTCTCTCCTTTCATTAGGGGCTCCGTTGAGAGTGGAATACCTGATGTTTGGAACGGTAAAACCGGCCAAAATTCAAACATTTATGAAGCAGATTTTCTAACAGCAGATGCTTTCCCATATTTGTCAAAACTTAACAACGACTCAAGACTGGACAGCGTGGGTAACCATCCATTTAGATTAGAGAAGTATATAAGGATTGCTGATAAGCCATTTGTAAATGATGGCAGCTCTAATAGTACTGTTTCGTTAAGAGCAGCTGCTTTAAAGAATGTGGTCAGTCCAGAAGAGTTCAAAAACTGGATTCAGTCTTTAGACCCTAGTTTGCAATCTACTAATATGTCTGATTACTTTGCTTCGGTTAGTGTTGGCTATAGACTTGTCTTTGCTTCTTCACTCTCTGATAGAGGCAATAGAGAGTGGGGCGGGTCCAACCTAGCACAGAACTTCATTAACGGCTTTGAAGATGCAGTTGAGCCATTATACAATATTACTTTCCAAGAGAAGACATTCAAAGTTCCGGCCAACACTTCAGTGTATGGTTCGACCGAATATACACCAGATCATGAGTTCATGTACATGATCCCACTTGCGTCTTCGGAGGCTGCCCTTGGACTAGACATTAACATGGGCGACTTTGCAGGAAATATTGATTCATACATGCTAGACAATAGAAATTGTTTGCTTGACAACATTGCGAGAACACCAGAGTATAAAGCGATGTTTGAAATAGCGTTACCATTTAATAAGATGGTTTCATGGCATACTATCTATGCTGTTAACAACTTCTTGCCATCTGTCGGGTGGGTTCAGGATGGTTGGGTAAAAGACGGTGGTCGATGGTTTGGAGCTGGAAGTGGTTTCCGTTCTTGGGATCAAGAAAGCTTTGAAGGATCAAAGAGAGAAACTAGAAGAGCATTTATGAGGTTTTATCACTCAAGCGATCCTACTTATGAAGACGAGGAAAGTTTAGGAGCAAGAAAACAAGTGGTTCGTGCAGAAAAGCCAAGACCAAATAATGATCCGGGCTGGAGATGGTTTAGATGGCGTCGTAAATTTGCAAAACCGACTGATAAGAATGGGAAACTTTGCCCATAAAGGAGAAAAGAAATGGCTGTTGGATATGGAGCGAGATTACCTTTAACAGTAAATTCAGAGGATGGACCCTTTGTACTGTTAAAAAATATTGAGCAGGTGGCAACACAAAACTTAAAAATGCTAATTCTTACCTCCCCCGGCGAGAGAATAATGGATGCTGAGTTCGGTGTAGGGCTAAGAGACTATCTATTTACCCAATATATTCCAGCTGTTCTCGATGATTTATCTTCAAGAATTAGACAACAAACAACAAAGTATTTGCCCTATATAAGAATCAACAACATTTTATTTGAGAATCCAGAATTAGAAGCCCAAGTAGGTGCATCGTTAGCGGATAACTTTTTGGCAATTCGGATAGAATTTGAAATTGTTCCATTAAATATAGGCAGCACTTTGTTATTACCTTTAACACTTGAAGGCAGCAATTCTATTTAAGAACTACTTAATGTCAGAGGTATTTTAAATGGCCAAAAAGTTGACGCCTATTAACTACGCTGCTCGTGATTTTGAATCAATTAAAGATGAGTTAATCCAGTACGCAAAAAGATATTATCCTGAAACTTATAGAGATTTTAACCAAGCTTCTTTTGGCTCTTTGATGATGGATATGGTTTCCTATGTGGGAGACAACTTATCATTTTACTTGGATTACCAAGCAAATGAATCATTTTTTGACACTGCAACAGAGAGAAAGAATGTCATCAGACACTCTAAGCAGATGGGGTACAAGTTCAGAGGGACGCCTTCTTCTGTTGGAGCCTGTGATTTTTATATTGTTGTACCTGCTAATTCAACTGGTCTTGGACCTGATCGTTCTTACATACCCATTTTAAAGAATGGAACCCAAGTTTCTTCAGTTGATGGTGCTTTGTTTATATTGTCTGAGAGCATCGACTTTGCAGACCCAGCTAATCCCGTGGTTCCAGCTAGAGTTAGCGATGATACAGGGCTTCCTGTAAGTTATGCGATTAAGGCTACTGGTAAAGTAATCTCTGGTGACTTTGTTGTCGAACAGATCAGAGTAGACGAGTTCGAGAGATTTAGAAGAGTTTATCTTTCACAGCCACGAGTAGCAGAAGTGGTTTCTGTTTTTGATGATCAAGGCAATGAATACGTTGAAGTAGATTACTTATCACAAAATGTTGTTTATAAAGAGATAGGAAATCATGCTGCAAATACTGAAACTGTAGCTTCAATCTTAAAGCCAATTGCAGCAGCAAGAAGATATGTAATAGAACAAGATGGAAGCGATGTATACCTACAATTTGGATACGGCTCAGATTCTGAAATCACTACAAATTCTGTAGCAGATCCAAGTAATTTGGTCATGCAGCTTAATGGTAAAGATTTCATTGAAGATTCGACTTTTGATCCGTCAAAGTTGTTGGATACTGATAAATTTGGCGTGGCTCCTTCTAATACAACTTTAACAATTACTTACAGAGTTAACACTGTCGATAACGTCAATGCTTCTTCAAGAAGCGTCACAACAATCGTAAGACCAGTTGTTGAGTTTGGAGACCCAACAAACCTAAACGAAAATACCAGAATTCAAGTTATAAACTCGCTAGAGTGTGCAAACGAAGATCCTATTGTTGGGGATGTGGCTGATCCAACAATCGATGAAATAAGAAGGAGAGCCACAGACTATTTTGCAACTCAGAACCGAGCAGTTACAAAGCTGGATTATGAAAGTATTGCTTATGCAATGCCACCACAGTTTGGAGCAATTAAGCGTTGTAACGTGATGAAAGATAGTGACTCTTTCAAAAGAAATATCAATATGTACGTCTTAGCAGAAAATGCAAATGGAACCCTGACACAAGCGACTGATCCACTTAAAGAAAACCTTAAAACATGGATCAGTAAATATAAAATGATTCATGATACGATTGACGTCATCGACGGTAGAGTTGTTAATTTTGGCATTGAGTTCGCGGTTATTACTGATCCTGAGTATAATAAATACGAGCTGCTAGAGACTTGCACCCGCGCCCTCGCAGAGTTTTATTCTGAGCCAAGATATTTTGGTGAAGCACTTTATATCACAGATGTCTTCTTTGTGCTTAACAAGCTAGATGGAGTAATTGATACTTATTACGCTAAGTTTATAGAAAAAGTAGGATCAAATTATTCCACAACGTCATATTCATTTGAACAAAATATGTCAGCAGACGGTAGATACTTAAGAGTTCCACAAAATGTTTGCATGGAACTTCGTTTCCCACGGTCTGATATTAAGGGAGTAATTAAGTAATGGCGATTAAAAGATACACTGCCGATGCAGATAATACTATTACCAATGCTTTTAAAGCAGACTTAACTACCCGTGGAACCGGCGCTAATATGGGCGCAGCAGATGTCCTAGAAGTTTTTAGTATTCTAGGGCAAGCCTCGTCTTCTGCCGATGGACTTTCAAAAGAAAAATCTCGTGCTATTGTTCAGTTTCCGATTTCTACTATAAAGACAGATAGAGATAACGGAACATTACCAGAGAGTGGGAGTGTTTCATTTTATCTTAGGATGTTTAATGCAAGACATAGCCAGACACTTCCTAAAGGCTTCACCCTTTCTGTTCAGCCAGTTTCTTCATCTTGGCAAGAAGGAACAGGCTTGGATATGGAAAATTATACTGACTTAACTTATGGCGGCACTGGATCAACTTGGATCAATGCTTCATCTGAGGATAACTGGGTAAGCCAAGGTGGAGATTATTATACCGATGCAGCTATTACTGCTTCACAAAACTTTGATATTGGAACAGAAGATCTTGAAGTTAATGTATCTGAAATAGTTGAGAGACAAATAAAATATATTATAGAAGGAGATGATGGCGGCGTAAGTACACTTCCGAACTATGGTTTTGGCATCATGCTTACCGGCTCCCAAGAAGACGATAGCACAAGAGGATACTATACTAAGAAATTCTTTGCGAGAAGTTCAGAATATTTTTATAAAAGACCAATTATTGAAGCTAGATGGGATTCTTCCAAGAGAGATGATCGAGGTAACTTCTATTACAGCAGCTCTCTTGCACCGGCTGAGGATAACGTTAACACCCTTTATCTCTACAACTATGTAAGAGGTCAATTGAGGAACATCCCAGAAATTGGAACAACTGGCTCTATCATGGTGAGCTTGTATTCCGGCTCTGCCAATGATACAGCACCATCTGGTTCTGCTCTAGAACTTAGTATTGGTGGCGGGGTTACTATAGCTGCTGAGACCTTTGCGACTGGTGGCTGGTACAACACGGGCGTTTATACTTGTTCTGTTGCGATAACTGCTTCTTCTACTCCAATTGCAACACTTTATGATGTGTGGAGCACTGGAAGTATCGTTGATGGCGATCATATTAAGACAAGGTTCCATACTGGATCAATAACTCCAGAATTATTTGACTCTTCAAATTATAATCCAGACCCTTCTTATGTTGTCGCATTAGAGAATTTAAAACCAATTTATTCCACAAATGAAACTGCTCGTTTTAGGCTATATGTTCGCGAGAAAGATTGGAACCCAACTATTTATACTAGAGCAGTAGCCGAGATAGAAAATTATCTAATCGAAAGTGCATCTTATATGATTTACCGAATTACAGATGAATTAGAAGTTATTCCATATGGAACGGGAAGCGATTCTCATACACATCTATCCTTTGATGTAAGCGGTAATTACTTTGATTTAGATATGGGTTTATTCGAACCAGATTATGGTTATGCTATTAAATTCTGTTTCTATAACGGCTCAATCGGCTCTTGGGTTGAACAACCAGATACTTTTAAGTTCCGCGTTCAATAATAAGCAGGTTTTATAATGGGAAGCAGAGATTTATTCGACAAAGGCACACCTTATAAGGTTCTAAAGGCTAGTAATCTGAATGAGGACATTCAGAAGGCAGAGTCTGAAAGAAATATAAAAGCCAAACGTGATGAAGCAAATCGCTTTGTCCCAAGAATAGACTATAGCAATCCTAACAACTTTGTAAGATTTGGTTCTGCCGAGCAATACTATGAAGATGCGTTTGATCGCATTTTGGCCGAGTACCCATATGATGGGTCAGAGGCAGAAATACAAGAGTTTTTCAATAGCTCTTCTTACCTTGACTTATACGTTTTTGAAAATGAATACCCAAAGACCACTGGCTATGTAACTCTATCATCAAACGGGTGGGGAACTCAGTCTAGTGAAACTCAAGGCTGGGGCGTCTCAAGTGATCTTGAGTACATTGAATTTTATGGTGGACCACACACTGCTTCTGGCGGGATGCCTAGTGGCTCCTTGGCAACACAGTTTACCGGAGCCAACTATTACGATACAGACATTTATGATAGTGATAGAGATTTAGCCGCTGGTCGTGTTGGGACAAGAGAATCTAACTTAAAATTTGATTGGCCAACCGGACAAGCAGTTGAGTTCTGGCTTAAAAAAGATGAATTTATCGACTCTTTAACCGAAAAAGAGGTTATCTTCGACCTTTGGAACGGAGAGGCATCGGGAAGTGACTCTTACGGTAGATTGACTTTGTTCTTGACTGCGTCTTCTACACCTTTAAGAATGAATGTGATGTCTGGTACAACTGGATTTGCTGACGTTAATCTAAATACTGGCTTGACTGATACAACCCTTGCAGACGGAACATGGCGTCATTATGCAGTGACTTTCAAAAGCGGGTCCACAGCCGCTGATATAAACGTTTATGTTGATGGAAATCCAGTAAGCTCGCTGAGTTCGGCTATAAACTTTCAAGAAGTTACCGGCGCATTGCGTGCAAGAATCGGTGCCCTAACCTCAGCCCCGTCAGGAAATGTATATCACGGTATAGACCTTGCAGGCGCAGGAAAGCTATCTGCTTCCTTGGACGAATTTAGATACTGGAAAGCAGACAGAACTCACGAAGAGATTGGATTAAACTTTTGGACTCAAATTCGTGGCGGCACAAACACAGATATCTCTAACACAGAGCTTGGTGTTTATTACAAATTCAATGAGGGCATCACTTCTGATACCAGTTTAGACTCCATAGTTATCGACTACTCAGGCAGAATAACAAACGGAGCTTGGTATGGATATCCCGGTAGCACCGCTCGTAACACTGGTTCTGCAATTGCTTCTTCATCGCTAGGTTTAGCAGAAAAAGAAGATCCTATTATCTATGCCACACACCCAACAGTCGCTTCAAAGAAGTCAGCTCTAATACAGTCTGGATCTGTATTTGACTTCACAAATAATTCAACAATGTATAACAGGATACCAGCTTGGATAGTTGATGAAGATCCGGGTACATTAAAGCAGATGATGCAAATAATGTCAAGTTATTTGGACTCTTTGCATCTACAGATGGAAGAACTTCCCAGACTCAAGAATACAGAATATGTTTCTGGGTCTAACCGTGAGCTACCAATCTCGAATAGATTACTGCTGAATGCAGGAATGCAAGCACCAGAAATTTTTGCAGATGCTGATCTCCTTGCACAATTCATGTCAAAGGATGAAGAAAGAAACTTTGAACTAGATCTTTTTGAGATTAAGAATAGAATTTACAAAAATGTTTACAATAACTTGGTTCACATTTATAAGACTAAGGGATCCTTTAGGTCTTATAGAAACTTAATACGTTGTTATGGTATTGATGACGATGTTGTTAGATTAAATATCTACGGAAATAATACAACAAGCACAATCAGAGATAATTACGAGCCAACTATCTCAAGAAAAAGATATGTGAACTTTAATGACCCTTCAAGTTTCGGAGGAGTTGTAACACAACAGTCACAAAGCAGTAATCCCAATGCAAGTAATGTTACTTTTGTTTCCGGGACTGTAAACGAGTATCTGGCAACAACTTCAGAGCTAGAAGTTATATTCCCCAAGTATGAAACAGACAGGGCAAGCCTAAACTACTTTGAAAGAACTTTCTATTCTGCATCAATTTTTGGAAACCATAGGCTTGCAACCGATGGAGACCCAGATTGTTTTATTCAGTCTGCGGTGGGTGATGACTACGCATGGGGACTGTACGCTGTCAAGCCAGATTTACAGACCTCAGATGGATATTTTGTTCTAAAATCACATAAAGGATCAACACCGGATTTCTATCTTACCAGTAGCGTTTACACAAACCTATACGATAATGAGAAATGGAATTTTGCAGTTCGTATCTCAAATGTCGGATTTCCAATGCAAGATGGTGTATCTGGTTCAAACACTGACTTAAAAGTTGAGTTATATGGTGTAAACTATGATGCTGGAGTACTGAAGAACGAGCTATACATTACTGCGTCTAATGTCACAGCAGGTGAATATCTAACCGCAGATCATCGTTATTATGTTGGTGCAGAAAGAACAAACTGGACGGGCTCTCTCCAAGAGAGAACAGACATCAAGGCTTCTTCTTTGAGGCATTGGGAAAGCTATCTTGATGATGATGCGGTGAAGGCTCACGCAAGAGACGCACACAACTTTGGATCTCTAAGACCCTACAACAGCACGTACTTGCTACAAAGTGCCCTCACAGGAACAATTGTCCCTCAAATTGCTACTCTAGCTTTGAATTGGGATTACGATAATGTAACAGGGTCTGATTCAAATGGTGAGTTCTTTGTAAGCGATAGGTCATCGGGCTCTGTGGAACAATTTGATAGGTATCATGATAACGAAAATACTGATCAATACTCAAAGACAGTAGGTTATCAATACACTGGTCGTGCCTACCACATGAAAACCTCAACAACAGGGGCACTCGATAAGGCATACCTTAGTACTGAAAGGCAAAACGCGCCAGAGAGCCTCAGTTCGGCAGACATGGTGAGTATCCTAACGCTCCAAGATGATGTTGAATTTACAAGAGATAGTAGGCCAATCAATTACTATTTCTCATTTGAAAAGAGTATGTATGCAACAATCACTCAAGAAATGTTAAACTTCTTTGGCTCCGTTGTCGCATTCAATGATTTAATTGGTGATCCTAAAAATAGATACCGTCAAGATTATAAAGAGCTGGAAAAGTTAAGACAACTGTTCTTTGAAAAGGTGGGGAATACCCCAGATCTTGATAAATATGTTGAATATTACAAATGGATCGATAATTCACTTGCCACTATGCTTATGAGCATGGTTCCAGCAACAGCAGATTTCTCTGATGGGATCAGAACAATGATCGAGAGTCATGTTCTAGAAAGAAACAAATACTGGACCAAGTTCCCAACAACAGAGTTCAAAGATTCTGATGACCTAGAAGCGTCGTTGAGAGGAATCACAGAACTTAAATATGACTGGCAGAGAGGTCACGCTCCTGTCAATGGGCAACAAGATACAAACTGTTTCTGGTGGAAAGAAAGGGCAGAGAGAACTAGCCCAGAGCTTTCGTCTTCGGTTGCGAGTGTTAATGTTGGAAGAGATAACTTTAGAGAAGTTATTGAGACTTATAGAACTGGCTCACCCCCTGATACATTCACGGTGTCAACTGACCAGTTGCCAGCAGCAACTTATCAGGGCTCGACCTACGCTTTAAGAAGATTTGATGAAGTTTATAATATTACCGCAAAACAAGATCCACTAACTCATGCAGGGCCAAACTACTCACAGAGAAAACGAGCAGGATTTGTTAGTCCAGCACTGGCAGCCTTTGAATCAAATAAACAAACCTTAGATATTATTGCAAGCGTTGATGAAGAAAAAGATTGTGATGATACGCTTGTCCCCGAAGAGATTAATAAGGTAAAAGCTAGTTTTGAGTATAAAGTCGGGCTTCGTGATGATTTTCTTGGGCTGTCAAATGACCCATATACCTTACAGGGAATAGGAGATATTTATACTCCTTTCACGCTCTACAGCTCTTCAGTTGAAAATGGGTATGTTTCGTCGCCATTTACTAATAGTGGCATAACCTTACAGGATGTTTTCTCTGGTAGCATAGAAAGTTACCATTATGATGTCATTGGTGAGGATATGGAAATATCAATGCAATCTCCATTCACTGAAAAGTTTGTTGGAGGAAATCAGCGTAGACATCAAGATTTAATTTTCGATCCTGCATTGACTTCTTCTGCAAATAGAGCGGAAGCATGGAAATTGTTTGCTGACGGCACGAACAAACTTCAGCTTGTTGTTACTTCCGGACCACGCGCAATTTACACACGAGGCGAAATAGCCAAGAGACCAATCAATATTCAAAATATACAAGCAGCTTCCAGTGATGCTGGGCATGTAGAAACTGGGTATGTCTCAGGTACTTTGCGATCTAACTTGGGTAACTTCAATAAGTTCTACGAAGTGGTGCAAACTTCAGGAAGAAATATCAATAACGTATTCTTTGTAGAAAATGAAGGCATAACAGTTTCCGGAACTGTGTCTGCTCTATATCCAGTTATTGTGGACTATACAAAGCCAGAACGTGGTAGCCATAAGCATGTTATTGTTGAAAGATTCTCTGCTCCCGGTGGTCCAGAAACAGCAGGTGATTCAAATGGTGGTTATGGGCTTGACCTTGAGTCTGCTGAACTCTCACCTTATAACGCTTTGCCGTTTAGAAATTCTACCGTTAGAGAAGTTCTTAATAGCCAATTGTTAAGAAACCACACCAGACAGTTTGGCTTCTACAGTGGGTCTTCAGTTTCTGCCGACGACTACTCTGGTACTGGAAGCTTTGACAAAACCAACAGAAACCCATTAAGATCCCCACAACTAGAAGGACCTATTGGGTATGGCTTGGGCTTTGATTACGCCACAGTAGTAACTGGGGTTGTATATGACAACTACTATGTAACACACGAGATTCCTAGAATGGAAACAAGCTATGCTTGGATCTCTTCCTCCTTTATTTCTGATAATGCTTACGGTCATGGAAGTCCAGATGGATTCTTCTCAAGTTCGGCAGGAATCACATCTAATATAAACTTTGTTTCCGCTTCTGACAACGGATCGGATTTTAGAACCGCATCTTCCATTAGAGAAGCCCTTGTGGACCCTAAAACATTGACTGCCAACTTTGTACCTACGACCACACATTTGAATATAAATATTGTAGAACCTTTTACTGCCAGCTCTATGACAACTGGATATGAACTTGATACTCCTGTCGGGCATTACATAAACTATGGAGATATCGACACACAGCCATTTGAGGTGCAGAATAATGATTCATTTATCGAAAGTGTTTTAAATGATAACTTCACCACTGCATCCGTACTGCATGAATTGTTGATCCATCGTAATGGCTACTATGGCCACCCATCTTGGAAACAGATTAGAGTTGGCGAGAGCAAGATTGTAAGACATTTCCGCGAAAACAATAAAATTACAATCAGCCCCCAGCCCGGTGCAGGCAGAGTTGTTAGTGGTTTTGGATTTTTGAAAGACAGATTTGGCCCAGCTAAGACATTTACAGAGCCTCCAGTTGATCCAAGTTACAAGCCCCTCAGATATAACCTTGAGGTAAAAGGTAAGAGAACTACGCTAAATGTTAGTTATGGAAATATGTTAAACCGTTTCTCTAATATTATATTAGACAATGAAACAACCGACGTGGTTGGTAAGAACGAAATTTACGGTGCGTATGATAAACTAAAACAAGCTTATCTCGATGGCGCACTTAATACTCCCACGTCTCCTATAACAAACTTTACATCGCTCAAATATTCACAACAAGTTTACCCAGCAACATACAATGTTGGACTAGAAAAAGTGAGAGAAAGAGAAAACTTTAAAGTTAAATTCTGGGCAAATACTAGAGAGGAAAGAAGCACATTAGGTCTTGAAAAGAGTAGTAGTATGGGCGCACCATATTACGGAAGATTTAATCAAATTACGCAGAGTGCATGGCCACTAGACGCTTCCGAAGAATTTGAGACCGGTCCTATCTGTACTGCCTCAAACGCCTCTTCTAGCGCCGCTGGGGAGCTTCAGAACGACTATATGATGGTGCATAACGATGAAAAAATGTTCATCACAGCGTCTGCAATATATTCAAGAAAGCACATGCTTTTCTCCACTCGCTCAACCACATGTCTCCTGCTAGATAACCCTCAAACTGGAAGCACTACAAACACTGTTGATCCCACTAGGAGACAAGGAGATGTAGACATCTATGGCGGAAACGCATTGTGGGAAGCTGGAAGATTGGCTGGCAGAATAAAGACAACTCAAAATTATGTTCTCGACGCAAATGGAAATACTATCTTGCAGTTGAATACTGAATTTGAATCTGATCCTAGATACCCAATTGATCCTGATTATGAGTCTAATATGGAAGACGCAATCTTGCAGAGCAAAGGGTACTCTATTATTCCTGAGTTTAGGATCAGCGAACACATGGACCTGTATGGTATTACTCAGGATCCTCTAGTTGAAAACGACGCACTTTTCCAGATCTATGGTGCATCAGGTACGTTACCAACGGACAGCTCGGAAGATAGTTTCTACACGATCTTCTCAAACTCTGATTTCATGAGAAACTTTGAGCAAATTTACGAGGATCATACAAACTTCAGAAAGCCAACATCTATTAAACTTCGTTGTAAGGGCATCAAGAAATTCTTACCATATGATGGCTTCTATCCAGCCGAAAGAACTCTTGACTTAGCAACACAATTTTCAAAGTCATATGGTTCATTTGTTAATACAGATGTGGCAAATGATGGATTCGCATCAGAAGCAGGCACTTATCCGAAAGCTGCCTTAAGACCGTTTATTGCACCTTTCTTTGCTCCCGGTATTATGTATAACACAATTAAATCTGGTATTGCTGTCGATTATGGCACGTACTCGGGGTCTTATGCGGTTGTAGATAATGGAGAAGTATTCTTTGTTGGTCGCCCAACACATTTGGACAATACCGGTCGAGGTCACGGATTTGACAAGAGAGTTCCGTTTGAGGCAATAGTAAGCCCAGCAGATTACATTGCTAACGAAGTATTCGTTGATATGGAACCACATCCAAGTGCTTCTATGAACCTCACATCATCTTGGGATGGCCAAGGCGATCCTCTCTATGAAATGATGATGAACAACTTCTTGGCTGAATCTATTAATATGTTCTTGCCGAACGGGCAAATGTCTGCTCTTGTTTCTGCTAAAGAAGATGAATATGAGACATTTGAGATTGATAAAGTATATGCAATGAGAATTAAACTCAGAAAGAGCTTTAACCAAGCCAGAACATATAATGCAGGTGGTTCAAATGCCAATGTTCTATATCCATTCCCGCAAGTTAGACCAGAGGAGATTGGAGAAGGCTTGAGAGAGACCTTCACTATGTATTCTAGACCAACTGCGTTTGGCCCTCCTATGGCAGGCAGAACCATAAGCACAGTGGATATAGCTACGGTTAAAGCAGATCCTTTGAGTGGATATAACCCTGCGTACACTCCACCATATTACGATGGAGAGGCATGGTGTGACATTATTTTCAAAGCCACACAAGATGTTCATACATTAGACGAAATTATTGCGGAAGCTAAGATTAGCCATTGGCGCATTGATAACACCACTTGGACAGTGGCAGGGAATGGTATAAATGATATAACTAAACCATATGACCGATCAAATGTCAATGAATATGCGATGCAATTAACAGCGTCAATCAATGTTCTTGGAAAAGCACAAATTAACTCAATTGAATATAGACCAGATGGGACACCAGTTCTAATAAATGATAGCCCCAATAATACTCAGGGCTTGTTAGTCATTCAGCCTAAGTTTGAAACACCAATGTTTAACTTTACTCCAACATCAGGCGCTCTTCGCCCTATAACTGAGGCTGATGGCAATTTGACAATTCCAGACAATGGAAAAGAAACAGTTCCACGAGGCATGTGGCATCAGTTTGGCTTAGCGCCGGACACGCCAGATAAAGGAGTCTTCCTAGAAGTTGTGGATATTTCTGATGTTTGGTCAACAAACCGTATTGTAAATACCACGGTATCGTCAGACCTAGAAGAAACTTATTATAAGGATGATCTTACCAATCAGGGTGGTGTATATGCAAGCCTTATTGATCAGCTTAAATTTACTAGAACTGGTACTCGTCTAGGCGATGTTAGAGAAGAAATAAAAGTTCATGAAGCAATTGTTGCTGTGCCATTTTATGTTGAAAACGGTGTTAGAAACTTCTTTACCTTCTCAAAAGATACTGTAGATAGCGTGCTAACCGGCAACACAACAAGCGGTGTCCCTGAATTAGATCCGGGGGACTCTATTAAGAGACAAATAGATTTGATGCAAAAGTATGTGTTCCCACCAGCATTTAACTTTTTAGATTTCCCAGATCAAATCGATCCAGTTGCAATGTATATTTTTGAATTTGGCCATGTCTTTACCAAAGATGACCTTTCTTACATGTGGCAAAATCTGCCCCCTAAGATTGGAACAGAGATTGAATTTGCAGATTCTATTGTAACACACCCCCTTCTTGTTAACGAGTT